TGACTAGTTAAAGTGAACATCGGCTCCTCGTGATCTTTAAACCTACGACCATTCTGCCTCTTCTCCAATCTGTCTGGAGTCAAACAGGCTCGAACCTCTACACCAACTTGATACAATCCTGTTTTCGCACCAACACCACCACCAACAGCTCGTAAAGTGGTTGATAATCCATCTGTATCATATACTCGATATGCCATCGACATATCTTTGGTTATTTCCTTGGGCTTGTTGAGTTTATTATTTTCTGAGTTGACTTCTCCGATAGGAAATACTTCTGGTCGACTTCTTCCTCTAAGATGTCCGACAATATACACTCGTTCCCTATTCTGTGGGACTCCGAAATTTTTACTATTGAGTACCTGCCATTGCACCATATACCCAATGTCGGCGAGAACTTTAAGGATTGTCTGGAAAGTTCTTCCAGAGTCATGAGAAAGTAAACCTTTAACATTTTCGAGTATAAAATGTTTGGGTTTTTTGTGGGAGAGAATCCTTGCGACATCAAAAAAGAGCGTACCTCTTGTGTCTTCAAATCCTTTCCGTTTTCCTGCAACGCTGAAAGCTTGGCAAGGAAATCCCCCAACGAGCAAGTCGAAGTCTGGTAATTCAGATTCATTGATTGTTGTTGCGTTTCCATAATTCTTAATTCCTTTAAATTGTTTTTCAAATATCTCAATTGCATACTTGTCGACCTCAGAGAAGCCGACAAGCTTTACATCCTTTTCAGACATTAGTAGCCCCACCTCGAAGCCACCAATGCCTGAAAACATACTAAATACCTTAGTCATTAATTAGTTCGTACCTTTCTGATAAGTTTGTATTCGTCATTCTCAAATTCAACAAACTCAACATATGTAGGCTTGGCTACTTGTATTCTCATCGCCCTCTCAAATCGTACAATTCGTTCATCTCTCCATTGTCGTTCCCTCTCAAGATCTTCAGGGGAGCGCTTGAATGGATGGTGTCTGTTTTCCCACCCATGTTCTGTTACTTCGTACTTGCCATCGGCATTCTTTTTAAGGATGGGATTTTTACCTCCTGTAAGCTGAACTAGGTTGGTATTGCCGTAGCCTTGATAATCTTTTCTTTTGCGCCATTTACCACCTTTGTATTCTTCTTTTATCCCATAGTAACCATTCTCATCTCTTTCCGTAGATTTTAAAAATCTATTCATGTCAGAATATTTTAGTGGTTCATTTTTTAGAAAAACAATTAAGTGTGAGTATTTTCCGTGTCCATTTTTCATGACTACTTTTCCTTTCTTAAAAATTTACAAAGTTTATCCCAATCACCTTTAGGACATTTCCTTTTATGAAGCAATGTGTTATCGCTTCCGTGTCGCATTATTATCATACCTTTACTTAGTGAGATATTCAATGATGCGCTACCTCTTTCTAGTGTTTTTTTCATGATAGGTTTTCCTTTCTATATTTACCTAATAACAGGGCAAAACTATGCCCTGTTTTCATCCATTCAGGAATCATCAGTTAGGTTCTTGAGCTTCTTTAATTATCCACTCTTGGTAATCCTTTTCCCATTTGTACGGCTCTGCCACTACATTGATAATTGCATTAGCAGTATAGCCCTCTTCATCGGCTAGGAACCTCAAAAAGTGTTCAAAATCGTCCTTTTCCCAATAATTGGTACTCATATCCACCTCATCTATAAGTTAAAGAATATCATGAAAAATAGCCATACGCTCACAATAAATACAAGCGTTATAAACTCTTGAAATAATCTGAATTTATCTCTCATGCGTTTCTCCTGATTTGAATTAAGATATTGTTTAATCCCTCAAGCCTTGTATTTACGCCTTCCCTTAAACGAAAATTATTACCAAGATATGAAGTTGCTATAGTCATCAGCATTTGAGTTGCTTCTTCTTGATTAAGGCGGTAAATATCCTCTAAGCCTCTCAAGGGCAATGTCCTATTATTTGCCTCATCGATGCACTTAGGGCAACACAAGTCATCTGCGTGGCTCCTGTGCCAATTACCGATTTGCGCACCTTCGTCCTCAAATCCGCACCAATCGCAGTATAGTTTTTTATTTATTATCATTATTTGCTCTCCTCGTTTGGTTCTATAAAAATTTCCTTATAACAATCGATGCAAAAATATTCCTCATCAATTACTTCATAAGGGTAATATCTGCGTTCATCGGATGAATGGTCAACGACCATATCACACGCTTCACAAGTTGTAATTTGTGCCATTATTTACTCTCCTTTTTTGATGTCTGCCCTCAAGCGATCTTGAGGAGCGTTAATAAAATTTTGCCTACCTTCTGCCTTTGTTCGTCTCTTTATTTCATCCTCGCATTGCGCCCTAAATTCTATAGGGTATTTAATAACGCCGTACATAACCAAGGTAAGTTGTAAATCCGTTAATTGTCGGATGCTTTTAATCATTGTTTACCTTCCTTTTTTATTGTTAAAACTACATACAACATTTTTTAAATTTCTTACCGCTTCCACAATGGCAAGGGTCATTCCTTCCTATGTTATCTTTTTTTCTTAATTGAGATTTTAACATAGTATTTTTAAGCCATTTTTTATAAAACTTATAACCACCTAAAACCCTAACAAATTCGCCGTAGCACTTATAACTTGAGTCATAAATTCTTTTTTTTCTATCCATTACAAGATTCATTGTTTACCTTTCTTTTTAACCTAAGACAGGGACGCAATTTAACGCCCCTGTTTCGCCCTTTATAGGCTCATCAGTTAGGTTGCTTAGTGTATGACCAAACCAACATTATTTGTCGGATTGTGCCACCTTGTAGCGTATAAATCAAATTCCGAGCTATCCGTATAATTGGCTTTTTTCAGTGCCTCAAGGCTCTCAAATATTTTCGTATGCCTATCCGTTTTTTTGTCAATGAATTTGTTTTGCTTGCCACTATCCGAAAATATAAAATCGAAGTTAATCGGAATATATTTCAGCGCTTTAATCATGGTAATATTATTCGTGTAAGAATAAAATTTAACTTCAGGATTATCCTCAGCAATTTGGAACCATTTTAAAAGATATTGTTTGCTGTAATAATCGCCTGAATCATGCACTCTAACATATTCCGCTTTCTTATCTTTTATATCCTGATTCATAGCCTGTACAAAGTCATTTTTTAAACTTGCCTCAAGCTTTAATTCGCTCCATTTACTAGCCATTTTATACATACCTTTTCTAGCATAACAGAATTTTATACAGGTGTCAGCCATTGGACAGGTAATCATCCCCGCTTTAGATTTATAGGCAGGAATTGAGAAATTAAACAGGCGCACATTAAAATGCTTGGCTGTCTTTTTTATTTTACTATTCTGCGTCAATAGATTCATTGTTTACCTTCCTTGTTTTCTTTTATTACTAGATTATTATAATGATTAACGGCTTCGCTATAAGTATAATAGTACCTTGTATCAAAGTTTTTAGAGTTAGTTACAATGTATGTTATTTCCTCGTTGCTTTCCGTTACTTCCATTTTAATAAGCGCTCCACTTGGTCGCTTAGTCTTTGTTATAGTGTATGTTATAGTCATAATGTTTACCTCATTATTATTAATTACCCTCAATCATACGGCGAATATAAATAAGAGTCAAGTGCTTTGTGTGTGGTAATGTTGTCTAGAATTGCCCTATATAATAGCGGGGTTAATTGTACATATTCACAGCCTCACAGCTTTACTCTCTCATAGTCACACGCCACACACACCAGGACACTTAAACATTTAAGGCATAAACCAGGATTTTCCTTATTTTTTTAGGTGTGGGAGCTTAGATACCTAAAAATCTAAGGCGAACCACATCCGAAAACTCAACCCCTTTTTGGATTCCTAATTCCAATTTCGACCCGTGCCCCCAATAAATAAAAGAGAGATAGACATAATCCCATAATTTTTTGTGAAATTTTTTTTAAGAAAATTTTGCGTGTCTCTGACCTAAATATCTTATTTTAAGCAATTTAATAGGTTTTAGTGATCAAGTGTAGTGCGCTATATTTTTTAATATTGTGGAAAACTTGTTAATTATATGTGTAAAACTTGTGGATAAGTCTCTATTTTGCATAAAAAAAAGAAAAAGAAAGAAAAGTAACATAAAAGAAAGAAAAAGAAAGTATATATATAAAAATATTATATAATATTATTATTGTATATTATATATATATAGTATATTATATATATATAGTATATAGGCAAGTTTTATTAATATTTTTAATAAAAAAAAGACTATTGATTCATAAGTTTTTTTGTTTTTAACTTAGTATACACATAATGGAGACAATAAATGCCAAGCCAAAACATTGAAAAAATTGAAATTGATGGTAATACTTACGATTACGCTAGTTTAAGCCCAGATGCGCAAACAACAATTGCTGTAATATCTGAACTAAGTGGTAGAATCAACGAATTTAAGAAAGAATCACACTTCCTGGAGGTAACTAGAGGAGTGTACGAATCTAAATTAAAAACACAATTACCATCAAAAGCACTAGATAATAGCGATACCGCTAAAAATAGTGATAAACAGGACAAAAATAGTGGAGAATCTGCCACTAACAAATCAAAATCTTAATCAGGCTTTCTTAGAAATAAAAAGAAAAGCATTTCTTTTTGAGAATAGTAAAGATCCAGCAGTGTTAGATGAATTACTAGCTTTAATTAGACAAGTTGATATCGAAGTTTTTATAAACGAATTCCACATACCCTATGAGGCCGAAGCCTAAAGTCGCAATAGTTATACCTGATCAGCATTTTCCTATTCATGATGAACCTGCTGTTCACTGCGCTTTACAAGCTATAGAGATCGTAAAGCCTGATACCTTCATAAATCTTGGAGATGTAGGCGAATGGGACTCAGTATCAGCTTGGAAGTGGCGTGATAAGAAGCAGCCGCCTCTGGAATATCAGATTCCATTGATTGAAAAGGAAATTGATGAAGTAAACGCAGGTATTGACCTTTTTGATGAAGCTTTAGCAAAGGTAGGCTGTGAAACTAAGTATATGCTAGAAGGCAACCATGACGATTGGACTAATCGATTTGTAGAAAAATATCCCTATATGGACTATGTATCCTTTGAAAAAAGCTGTAAAATGAAGGAAAGAGGGTATAAGTTCTATAATTATAATAAACCATTAAAACTTGGTAAACTTAATTTTATACATGGTGCATACGCTACAACATATCATGCAAAAAAGCATCTTGAGGCTTACGGCAGTAATATTGTGTATGGTCATACTCATGATGTACAGCGTCATTCTCTTACTAAGCTCGATAGTGGCACTATTGGTGCTTGGTCTATGGGGTGTCTTAAGGATATGTCTGCCGAGAAAAACAAGTGGTTAAGAGGTCGATTACATAACTGGAACCATGCATTTGGTATTATTACATGGTTTAGCAATGGAAATTTTCAAGTTGAGACTATAGAAATACAAAAAGGGAGATGTTTCGTATGGGGAAACGAAATAAATGGAAACTAGGGTCAGTCGGAGGGACTTAGAGTTAGATCATTACAATGATCAGGTTGGGTGTGCTGACCCTACATTCCAAAGAAAAGTAAAAGGCGTAACACATTACGCTTATAAAAACAAAAAAGATTTATTAAAAAGACACAAAAGCGCAAAAATTTCGGATGCGGGGACCGCACAAGAGGGGGACTGGGTAGAAGCACAAAATGGTGTGATGAGTCAAGTGCTAAAAACAGGCACTATAGGCAAGACACAGTACATTCGCACTATACTAGGACAGTTTAGACCTTATAAAGGCAATAATCCTATCTCTGGTGAACCACACAAAAACATATATACCTTCTCTAAAAAAGACCCGTGGGACTATAAAGAGAGAGAAATACCTACGGAGATGGAGGTTTTGTTTGTAAACCTCATATTTGGCAATGTACCTAAAGAGATAGCGTATATGCATTTATACAAAACAAACAACTTTGCCTATGCGAAAGAGCGTTCCGCATGGCTTTTAAAACAAAAAAGGATTAAAAAAGTGATAAACGAGAAATTAGCAGACAAAATGGACCAATTGAACATTACTGAGGATATGCTACTTGAAGAAATGCATGATAGTATATTAGCAGAAAAGGGTTCAGTAAAGTTTAACTATATCAAATTAGCCGCAGAAATGCGTGGAATGATGCCTAAAGAGAAGACACAGACGATTGGGCTCATGCAGAAAGAGATCCGTGGCTTTACCAAGCAAGAACTAGAAGCATTTACGAGGCCAGCACTTGAAGAAAAAAACGATATTGGAAACAGTTAGTGGCGTTAAATCTAGAATTGAATCATCAGAGCAGTCAACTCTAGATGGGAGAACCACTGATAAAGCGATTAGGCTATGTCCTGTATGCAATCTGTGTTACGACACTAAATATTATAAGGATTTTGCTGATATGGGTAAGATTACTTATTATAAAGACTTTCCCAAATTTGGCAAGAAAAGAGAAACTTGTCCAAAATGTTCAGAGAATTAAACAAGAAATACTCCTGGAGCTATCCAAAGTTTCAAAAATGGGGTAACACAACTTATAACATAACACATGAATTTAACAAATATGTGGAAATATGCAATAAACGGAGTACGAATAGTTATGTGCGCTGTAATTGCGTGGGAAATAAGAAATAGTCCAATTGTACCAATAATAATTTATTTATCTTTAATTGTAATAGGCTTAATGCTTACAAAAAAAATATATGAAAGAAGCTGAATTTAATATAACTCCACCCCCTTCGGTAATGGCTGAAAGGGATGAAGTTTTAAAAAAAGCATATACCGACCTAGTTTTCTTTGGAAAAGCATTTTTACCTAAAGATTTCTTAAATAAAAGCAAATCTCCAGAGTTTCATTATACCGTAGGTAATAAATTAATAAATACTAAACCTGGTAATCGTATGTGTATTATACTTCCTAGGGGGTTTGGTAAGTCGATTCTTTCAAAAACAGCTATTGTGCACAAATTATGTTTTTCACAAAAAGATGAGCAGCATTTCTTTGCTTGGATATCAGAAGAACAAACTCAAGCAATTGACCATATCAAGTACATTCGTCAACACTTTGAAGATAATAAGATGATTAAATATTATTTTGGCAATATGGATGGTGGTATTATGGGTAAACGATGGACAGAAAAAGATCTTGTAACAGCTAGGGGAGACAGGATTATAGCGAAGGGTACCAATCAAAGGCTTAGGGGTCGTGCTGAAGTGGATGTACGCTATACGGGAATCATCTTAGATGACTTTGAATCAGAATTAAATACAAAAACACCTGAAAGAAGATCTGAAATTAAAAAATGGGTAGTATCTACAGTATATCCTGCACTAGAAGAAAGCCCTGGAAGGGAAGGTTGGATATGGTTAGCAGGTACTATTGTCCATTTTGATAGCTTTTTACAGATGACTTTAGACGGTTTTAATAAATCTAAAGAAGAAAATAGTACCTATTCATGGGATGTTATATTTAAGCGTGCCATAGAAGACGAAAAAGCTATATGGAAAGAACAATTTCCTTTAACAAAATTAAAAAAGAAGAAAAAAGAATTTATTGAAGCAGGGCTTGTAAACAAATTTGCCCAAGAATATATGAATGATGCACGGGATGCTGGGGCAGCTGCGTTTAAAGTAGACAGAGTACAAAAACATTCTTATGAATTTAAATCAGAAAACAGATTTGCATACCTTGCAGATAAAAACCATGCTATACCAGTCAATGTTTACATAGGTGTCGACCTTGCAGCTACAGCTTCTGAAACATCAGATTATCAGGTAATCTTAGTAATGGCTATTGATTCCAATCAAAATCGTTATGTTTTAGAATATTTTAGAGAAAGAATACCCACTTTTGATGTTCCAGCTAAAATTATAGAGATGACCAAGAAATATCATCCAGTTAAGCGAGTAACAATTGAAACAGTAGCAGCGCAAGAAATGGTCAGGGATATGGTAACTAGACTGTCTGCAAAGGAAAGAAGGTTAATGCCAGGTGTTTTTAAAGGTGTAAAGCCACCACCAGGTATAAAAAAGCAAGATAGGCTCGAAACAACACTTGGACCAATTATTAATAGTAAAAAATTATATATTAGAGAAGAAATGACAGAGCTAGTAGATGAAATATTTGAGCACCCAAAACCTAGAAATGATGATTTAATGGACGGATTGTACTACGCAGATTATTTTGCTAGGTCACCAAAAAGTAAAAAGATGGATGTTGATGATTATGAGGAGGCTTTAGAGGAAAGAGTTCAAAGACCAACTGTTAAAGTTTATAATTGGATAACTGGTTCAAAAATTTAATAAATAAAGTTTGCATTGTTCGATAATAATGATAAGTTATACAGGTTTATATTAAAATGCCAAGATTCGGAACTAGAAGTAAATCAAGACTGGGTACCTGTGATGACAGGTTGCAAGACCTTTTTAAGCAAGTGGTCAAAGGTTTTGATTGTACTATTATAGAGGGTCATCGTGGTAAAGAAAAACAAAACGAAGCGTATAGAAAAGGCAATAGTAAGCTTAAATTTCCAAAAGGTAAGCATAATAAAATGCCAAGTATCGCTGTTGATGTTGCACCTTACCCTGTGGATTGGTCAGATCGGGATAGGTTTCACTATTTTGGTGGGTATGTTCTTGGGATTGCTAAACAAATGGGACTTAATATAAGATGGGGCGGCGACTGGAATCAGGATACCCAAACCAAAGATAATAAATTTGACGACTTAGTACACTTTGAAATAAAAGAATAATGCAAAGAAACACTGATACAGTTCCTGCTATGCTCACACCTGGTGAGTTTGTTATACGCAAAGATGCAGCAGAGCAAATTGGACCTGAAAAATTACAAATGCTTAACAATATTGATCGTTTAAGCAATTCCGCATTGCTTGAAAACGCAAGAACACCTGTTGCTATGCAAAACGGTGGGCAGGTACAACAGGCGCAAGAGGCGCAAGACCTCCAAGGTTTTCCAAAGCGGATGCAAGACTACCAAGACCCTCTTCCAATTGGTAATAATAAAACTTACAGACCTGGCGATATAACCCCTGAAGATGTTTTAAAAATGATAGAAAGAGAAAAAGAAAGAAAAGGAAAGGAGTTTGAACCTCATAATCAAGGTCCAAGCGGATATGAATACTATGGACCACCAAACCCAGCAGATTTATACAGGTTAAAAATGTTGGATGAATTAGGCGAGGCACCAAAATTAAAATTAAGAAGGTTTCAAGAAGGTGGCGAGGTGCAAGGTGGCGGTTTCTTTGGATTGTTTAAAGACAAAATAGGTGGTTTCTTAGAACAGCAGGGAAAGAACTGGGAAAGAGCTGCTATGATGGAAGAGGAAACAGGCACAAGAAATCCATTTTTAAAGACAGCAGAAGAGCAAAGAGCATTGCAAAGACAATATGGTTTAGTGCCAGGTGGAGAAATAACACCTCCTGCTCCACCACAAAGACCTAATGTGCCAATGGAACAAGTAAGATATGCATTAGAAATGCTCGGCGATGAATCTATGTATTCATCTGATACAGAAAAAGCGTATCAGGAAAGTTTACCAGGTTTAGAAAAACTAACACAAAAATATGATAGATATTTAGATTCTGTAAGGGCTAGGGAAGAAGGTGAATTAGAGGGAGACGCTAGAAGAGAAGAATTAAAAAAAGCATTTCGTGAAAAACAGGGAGAGTTAGGTTATAAACATTCTGAGTCTCTTGAAAAACTAAAAAAAATAGAGCATTTAAGCAATTTAGCTAGAGATGCGGGGCGACCCGAACAGCTTGGAGTGAGAGCTCGTGGTTGGGATCCATTTTTAGGGGAACTAGAAGAAGTAGCTTTGGTTAATCCAGGTAGACCAACGGTACGACCTGATCGAGAAAGTGTAGAAATGCTATCAGACGAAAAAATAAGTCCAGAGTTTGATAACGAAATGTTTAAAATGCTTCATGGGATGGAAGATAGATATGATTTTAGCCCGTGGGAATCACCACCCCCTATGCCAGAAGATGAGCGAGGTGGATTTTTAGATTATCTATTTGGTGGTAGAGATAATATAGCAACCAGCAGAAGCCTTATGGAAGATATTTTAGGGCTTAAACAAAAACGGACAGGATACCAAGAAGGAGGAGAAGTTATGCACAACGATGAACTTATGTCAGTATTTGGTGAAAAATCACAAAACGCTGATGGGTTAAGGGCTTTGGCTGCATTAATTAGAATGCAACAAATGCAACAAGCAGAACAAGACGCTACGAGGGCAATGGGACCCGATAACATTATTCCTAACAATATAGGAACAATGGATGCAAAAACTCTTGAATTTTTAAAAAGTATGAAAGAACCAACAAGTTCTGATAATTTTCATAGAATGGATCCTGAGACTCTTGAATTTCTAAAAAGGCAAAAAGAGCCAACAGGAATGATGGGTGGTGGTTATGTAAAGAAATACAAACAAGGTGGACCTGTAGAGCCACCTATGACAGGTGGAGAACCTATGATGTTAGAAGAACCACCTATGCCTACAGGTGAACAAGCATATTATGAAACACCAGAAAATCAATTAGGGTTAGATCGGTATGAACACATGGCGTATATGAAGCACGGACCTGATTCTTTTAGGTTTATGGCACCTAAATACAAGCCAAGACAGCAATGGTCAGCATATGATGCATTAGTGGATACAGGACTAGTAAATCCGTATGAAGTAGATAGGGATGAAGTTAATGTAGTTACTAATGACCAAATGGAAGAATTAAGCAGAACAGCACAAATGGCTATGAGACAATAAATGGAATCAGATCCTAGAGCAGATTATAATAGAGATCTTTATAGGCGATGGCGTGATGCACGATCAGAATGGGACACTGAGGCACGAAAAGATATTGATTTTTACTTAGGAAATCATTTTACAGCATCAGAATCTGATGAGTTAAAAACACGAAATCAAGCTGATGTTCCGATGGATAGGATATCTCCTGCTGTGGAAAAATTAAAAGCAACCTTAACTTCAAGACCACCAGTATTTACAATAACACCTAGAGAAGAATCTGATGTAAAGATATCTAGTGTGTGGAGAACTATACTGGGTTATGTATGGGATATATCAGGTGGCGACGCTCATATGAAACAAGCAATTCATGACTACGCAATATCAGGATTAGGTTATTTATATGTTTATATTGATACAGAAGCTGATTTCGGTAGGGGCGATGTTAAGTTCACAAATGTTAATCCTTTTAGGGTGTATGTTCCTCCATCATCTAGAGATAGATGGTTTGGGGACGCAGAGAGCATCTTATTGTCTACTATATTAACTGGAGAACAGGTAATCGCCCTCTACCCTGAGCTTAATATATCGGAAGACCCTGAAACAGGAGAAAGCTTAACACCTTTAATTGATAGGGTTTCTGCTTATAGAGAAGAAGATTATCCAACTACGCAAAATAAAAACTCAATGTCTGTTAACACACCTGCTGAAACACAATATTTAGATCAGTTTGAATATAGAAAATATCAAATTTTAGAACGATATTATAAAACTAAAGTGCCATTCTATAGAGTATTAAATACGGGCACAGGCGAAGAATTTGTTTTTGACGAGCTTGATATAAAGCGTTATATGGAAGAAAATACAGAAATTATAGAAAATGGTGTTGTGCAAATTGTAGAAGTTCCACAAAACAGAGTTAAGGTTTGTGCAACTTTAGGTGAGATAGTATTATATGAATCTGTATTAAATACGGATATGTATCCAATAGTTCCAATGCCTAATGTTTGGACAGAAAGTCCGTATCCTAAGTCTGATGTATCTAGAGCTAGACCCATGCAAAGGCTTTTAAATAAAGTATGGTCACTTGCTTTGTCGCACGCACAAGCATCGGCAGGTTTAAAATTACTAGTTCCATTAGGAAGCGTAGAAGATTTAAATCAATTAGAAAAAGATTGGGCTAACCCTAACGCTGTTATAGAAGTAGACTCTTCTCAAGGAGAACCGCACTTTCCAGCGCCCCAACCCCTTGCAGGAGAGTTTTATAAATTAATTCAACAATGTGAATTTTATATAGATTTCATATTTGGTTTACCTGAGATGATGCACGGATTTGCAGAAAAAGCACCTGAAACAGTTAGGGGAACAGAAAGAATGATGGCTTTAGGGCAAGAAAGACCTAAGTCTAAATTAAGAGATATAGAATTTAGCATAAATAGACTTGGAAAAGTTTTATACAATTATGCAAAAGGGCACTACACATTTCAAAAAATGTTTAGAATTGCACAACCAAATAATAATTTAAGCGAAGCAACGATAAATTTATATGATGACAAAACAGGTCCAGTTTTAGATATTGCAAAAGATCGTTATAAGCTTGACCAACATGATATAAGAATTGAACCTGGTTCAACTTTGCCAACAAGCAAGTGGGCTGAGTTAGGAGTATACCTAGAAGCGTATCAAATGGGTCTTGTAGACAGAATTGAAGTCTTAAAGAAAAACCCAGAGATTTTCGACAAGGAAGGAATATTGGCTAGAATGGATGAAAAGCAACAAATGATGCAACAAATTCAAGGTTTACAAGGACAGGTAAAAGATTTGCAAGGGGACTTGCAAACTGCTAGAAGAGAATCTGTTAGCGACAGAAAGCGTGTAGAGGTTGAAAAAGCTAAAACAAAGCTAAATGATGTCGTAGCAGATGCTAAAGCAGATAGAAGGGTTGAATCCAACAAAATGCAAAATAAGGTAAAGCTCGAAGCAGAGAGATTAAGGCGTGAAGCAGATCGCCTCAGTCAAGCTCTAAAAGCCTAGAGATATCTTAAAGGAGTTTAAGTAATAATGTCAAATGAATCTCAGTTAATAAAAGATACTGTCGTAGAACAGGACGCATTAGCAGAACAAAATTCAGTTCAAGAATCAATTTCCGAAATGGAAGGGGTTGTTGAAACAGCACCAGATATGGGAACAGACTGGAAAGGTGAAACCAAAAAGTTTCAATCTATGTATGATAAATCTCAATCAGAGATTAATCGACTAAAAAAATTGGAACCAATAGGTGATTTATTAGAAAGTCGCCCCGATTTAGTTCAGGTGTTGCAAGAAAAAATTGTGAATCCTAATAGTGGGTCAGAGCGTGAAGCTCAACTGGATGAAAACGACTTTAACCCTTGGGATGCGTACTATAAGCCCGAATCGCCGTCTTATAAATTACGAGTGAAGAAAGAACAGGAGACCGTAGGGTCGGCTGTTAAACAGATCCGTGGTGAATTTGCACAGCGTGAGGCAGAAGCGCAACAAAGACAATTTCTAAATACTACTGTGAACGAGTTGAAGTCTAAACACAATATGAATGACGAACAAGTCAATCATTTTTTAGAATGGTCGGCACAACCAAAAGAAGCAGTAGGATTAGGAAACCTTGTTAAGTTATGGCAAGATGTCAATCAAGCACCAGTACAAACACAATCGTCTATCGATGCTGTAAAAGCAGTGCAAAAAGTTCCGCCTTCAGCGGGGGTATTGCAAGGCCAACCAGCCGAGCGTGTCAGTGATGACAATAAGGCGTTTGATGCAGTATTGAGTGCGTCTAAGATGGGCAGACTTAGGTAACACAAGGTATTTTCCAAATAAAGGAGGCATATAAATGGCTTATACAACGGGAGTAAAAAAATCTAGCGATATTACTGCCGCTACCACTAGTGCTGGTGTAGGACAAGCTCCTGATTTAAGAAGGTTATACGACTTTTCTGATCGGGTATCTGAGCTTACGCCTGAAGAATCTCCATTTTTCGTTTACTTATCTCAAGTAGCGAAAGCACCAACAGATGATCCTGTTTTCCGTTTCTTAGAAAATCGTTCTAAGATTGATTGGACAACAAGAAGTTTCTATCTGGCGGCTGCTGTTAATGGTGGTTCTGCTGTTAGTGCTGGTACAACATACTCATTTACCGTAGACACTGGTTCAGCTAGTGTTGATTGGTTAACAAAGGGAATGGTCATTGCAGTTAAAACAGTCGACAGTAATGCTGGCTATGCACAAACACTCGTAAGAGTGAACAGTGCTGTAACTGATAATGGTTCAGATTCTTCGTTTACTGGTATGATTATCGATGTATCAAACTCTAATGTTAGTGGATACAATGTTCTTGCTGATAATGATGAGTGTCAAGTAATTGGTACCGCATTTGCAGAAGGAACAGGGTCACCAGATGCATGGTCAAATGATATTGAAGATGACTTCGGTTATACTCAAATCTTTAAGACTGCTGCAGAAATGTCAAACACAGCTTATGCTACTCGTTATCGTGGATACGCTAATGAGTGGGATAGGATTTGGGCTCTTAAACTTCGTGAACATAAAGTAGATATCGAGCGTGCAATGCTATTTGGGCAGCGTGCTCGTGTATCAGGTATTCAGTATACTGAAGGAATAGTTGGACACATTGTAAAAAATGCTAATCCAACCGCTGATAATTCAGCGTTTTCTTACAGTTCTGGAGCACCATACTATCGTACATCGACAACGGCAGAGCTCACTTATGACAGATTCCTAAGCGATCTTGAAGTTATTTTTGATCCTGCAAGAGGAGGCTCTTCTGAAAAGTTATGTTTAGCAAGTCTTCCTGTTATCTCTCAACTTAATAAAGTTGGTGATGGCGGATTTCTTGATGTGTCTACAGCTAGTACCCAAATTCAACTAAATGCTCCAATGGAGCAAAGAGATGGTGCTTTTGGTCATAAAGTTATGAACCTTGAAACAATACATGGCGACCTTCACATTGTGAAGGAACCACTTTTCCGTGGTATCGCAAGTGGTTTCATGGCGATTGTCGATATGGGCAAAGTATCTTATCGTCCATTAGTTGGTAACGGTATTAATCGTGACACACAAATTGAAACTAATGTTCAGAGTGCTGATGAAGACTTGCGTAAGGATATGATTCTTACAGAAGCAGGTCTTGAGGTTTCTTTACCAGAATCCCATGCTCTCTATAACCTAGAAGGTAATTAGAGGTAATCATGAGATCTAAAAGTTCAGAACCAAACAGCGGGAATTTCGGCGGTGTATCAAAAGGCGTAGTATTCGTTCAAGATGCAGCAGCTATTACCTTATCGAAAGATAATAGTGGCAAAATTCATGTAATGCCTGATTTAACAGCGGATTGTACAATTACAATGCCGTCTGAAGAAGAAGGACTATCATACGAATTTTGGTACGGTGGTACAGCAGCTGATGCACATGATTGGACATTTGATACTGGGTCTAACACCAACTATTTTGTCGGAGGTCTTGTTCAACATGACACCGACAATGGTGGTGATGATACAGCAGTTGTAGACAGTGATGGTAACAGTAACTCAAAGATGGGTGTACTAACACCAATCGCAGGAACTCATGTAATGATGGTCTGTGATGGCGTTAAATGGTATGTTAATGGTACTGTTGTTTCAGCAACTGACACTGGCGTAACATTCGCTGATCAGTAATAGTCAGAAATGACACACCTTTGGATTGGTGGAGGGCGGTCGTATAAAGGGCTGCCCTCAAAATCCTAAAAATTTAATAATATTAACTTGGAGAAAATATGGCAGATTATAATACAGTTACTAAAATTATAGTCGGAACAATACCTGGTGATACACAAGATAGTAGCTCTACAGGCACATTAGCAGAAAAAATAAATACTTTTTGGCAAACATTGGATAGCACCAATAACGCAGTACAAAGTATGAGCTCTGTTATGGTAGCACCATACACTGTTGCAGTAATTATAGTACACACAGGTTAATTTAAATAATGCCTAAAGTAAAAGGTGTTAGTATGTCTGGTTTAAATAATCGTCAACAAACGGCTATGAAAAGACACGCTAAACATCACACAGCAAAGCATATTAAATCTATGGTGACTGCTATGAAAAAAGGTCAAACTTTTACACAGTCACATAAGACAGCAATGAAGAAAGTCGGTAAATAGTGGCAACATTTGAAGCACAAGTAGAAGGACTTACAAGTTTATCTATTGATGGGAGCAGTTCCCCTACTCAAACTGAGTTAACCCAATTCTTAACAGATGGGGCTAAGGAGATACTTACTGCTTTACCGATGGATAAAAAAGTAATGTATTCTACATCGAGTGCGTTGGATAATAGCACAACATATATTACCCTAGGTGGATCTGAGGTATTAGGTGTTATGCGTGACGATGGAACCATTAATCAACCATGTAGAAGGATACCATCTACATTAAGTGGTAGGGCTCAAGATAGTGCTGAGATGATATATGGGACTACATCAGACCCTGTGTGGTGGATAGTAAACAACATTCTAAGTATATACCCAGAACCATCAAGCGCAGGTGCTACTGTTCAAGTCTTAGCATATCCTGCTGTTGCATATGGGGATAGTGCTATAACAAAGTTTCCTGATGAAGCTGAATATTTAGTTCCATTGTATGCATCTGTAAAAACATTGCAAAATAAAATGGCAAGTATGATGGAAGAAATACCAAGAAATTCAGATCAAGATGGAACATTTACAACAGCATCAGCTAGCTCACAAGGGTATGAAAAAGTTAGGTATATGTTAGAAAATTCTGAAGATATAGAATTAGCTAGTGGGGTAATAAGCTCACTAACTAATGAAATGCAGCAATTTATGGCTGAATATAAATGGTATCAAGAACAGCAAGCAAAACTACAATCAGATTATGATAAAGGTTTGCAAATAATAATAGCAGGATAATGGCATTTACAAGTACAACACTAACAACTAGTACATCTTTTACGGAAGTAACATTAACAGGTAGTACATCGTTTTCTGAAACATCGTTAACGACTTCTACAGATTTTGATTTAGTTGGTAATAAATGGAACGAAGCAGCAGAATTGTTAAGTGGGGGTAATTGGGATTCTATACAACAAATTAATTGGGAGGATTTAGATTAATGGCTGTCAGAAGATTAACTGTTAAAAATATTATAAGTAGGATAAGACAAACTTTTCCTGAAGCACCAGATAATTATTTATATAATCTAATAAATGACGCTTTATTAGAAGCGGGTCTTTATAGAACAAAAGTAGAGTATGCAAAAGCAACAACAGTAGCAGACCAAATGTGGTATGATTTATCAGATACGGGATCTTCTGTTGATATCAACAAAGTATTTAGAGTGGATTTTATGGATTCAGCGGGAGATTATATAAAAATACCAAGAATGATTGACGGTGAAATTTTAAAAATGGATATAACATAATGGCGAGTAATCATAGTCACCCAGAAAATGATGTAGCATATTTTATTGTAGGAGATAAACTTGCAATAATAACTACAAAAGGCACAGATTCATCAAGCGTTCACTCTAAAGCAGGTGATTGGAAAGCTATAGATGAGGCAGTTACAGACGGAGTATTAATTCATTACTACGCCGAACCTAATACCGTGGACGAGCTTTCAGATTATCCAGACATAGATAATGCTATGCACGCAAATATTGTAGATTATGTAAAATCAAAGCTTTATATAGATAGGGCTGGAAAAACAACAGATCCTAATGCATCTTCAACTGCTATGAATTTAGCAATGGTGCATGAAAAACAATGGAGGGACGCTTTAGTTAAATTTGGAACAAGGCGTAGGGATAAAATAGGTGGGCAAAGAGCTGTAAGGACTTTTGATTTAAGATAAAATGGCTACATTAACTGGAAAAACAATAGCGAGTACCTATAAGGATTTACTTCAGGTATCAAATTCAAATAGTGGAATTGATTCTACTTTACGAGTTATATCTGATGGTGAAGCTACAGATACTGTTTTATATTTAAGTAGTGTAGCAGCTCAAATAAGTTCAGATGCTAAATTATATTTTAGAGATACTGGATTATATATAGCATCAAACGCTGATGGTGATTTAGATATCGTATCAGATGGTACTGCAATTGATTCTATTAATATAGAATCAGCAGGTGGCATAACATTAGATGCGGGTACAGCGGGCAGTGGAATAGCGTATGAGGATGATGGAGATGAAATGCTCCGTATACATCATTCTTCTAGTGATGTTATTTTTCAAATAAAAAACGATTCAAAAGATTTAGTAGTACAGCAATATGATGGATATGAGGTAGTAAGATTTTCTGATACTCGTGGTAAGATGTATTTGTATGACGAAGGTGGTGAATACTTACAATCCGATGGTACAAACCTTACACTTGGCAGTGGTGCGGATATTACACTATCTGCAACTAATGATGTTAATATACCTGCTAATGTAGGTGTAACTTTCGGACACGCATCCAATCAAAAAATTGAAGGTGATGGAACTGACCTAGCCATAGATGCTACGGGTAACATTAATATAACTTCTACTGTAAACGAAGCAGCTTCCATATATCTTCGTGCAAATGCTGGCACATCAGAAACTATAAAAATACATTCAGATCAAGGAACTTCTGTAACCGAAGGAGCTGAGTCTGTAACTATTTTATCTGATGCAGGTGGAGTTGGTATACGCTCAACTGCAAATCTTGCCAACGCTGTCAATATCACAGCGGATGGTGGGACTACTTCAAGTATACAAATATTTAACGACCAAGGGACTAGCGTAACAGAGGGGTCATCATCTATTGAGGTTCTCTCTGACGCTGGTGGAATAGAATTAAAATCAACTGCTAATCTTGCCAAGTCTATAAAACTAATTGCAGATGGCGGTACAAGTGAAACAGTTTATATACAATCTGACCAGGGTACAGGTGCTGATTCAATAGAATTATTATCTGATGCAGGTGGCGTAACCATTTCAGCGGGTAATACTTCACACGGGGTTAAAGTAGGAACAGTTAGTGGTGCTCCTGTTACAATTGGACACACCACATCAGAAACTACTGTAGCTGACAATTTAAGTGTAACGGGTAATGCAGCTGTAACTGGAACAGTCACAGTTGGTAGCGATGGAAGTGGAACAGATGTAATCTTTTATTCAGGGACTTCAGGAGATAATTTAACTTGGGATGCCTCAGAAGAAGTTTTAAATATCACAGGAACCAATGGTCAAACCTCATTAGATGTCTTAGATGGTGATGTAAGAATTGTAGATAAATTATACTTCTACGATAGGGGTGGTGAATATATGTCAAGTGACGGATCTACACTGACCGTTGCTGGAGCTTTAACATTATCAGGCGCAGTCTCAATGAGCAGTACCTTAGCTGTAACAGGGGTAATTTCACCAACTACACATATTGATATGCCAGATAGTGCCAATATTAAACTTGGTGCTGCTGACGATATGCAGTTATATCACGATGGTTCTAATTCATATATAACTAATTCTACAGGAGCTTTAAAGATTGCAACAGAATCATCTGGTATTGCGGTCACAATAGGTCATGGGACATCAGAAGTAACAGTAGCTGATAATCTTACCGTAACGGGCAACCTTACCGTGTCAGGTACAACTACAACGGTTTCTAGTAGCACGCTTACAATTGGTGATAGTTTAATAAAATTAGCGCAAGGATACACAGGTAGCGCATATGACCAAGGAATTGTATTTACTAGGGGTGATGGTTCAAGCAGTAACACACAAAATATGGCGTTTGTATGGGATGAATCTGCGGATACTTTTGCAACAATTAAAGCAGCATCAGAAGATGGAACTACGGCAGGAAATGTTACAGTAACTGATCATGTAGACTTGCGAGTAGGGGCACTAACAGCAGATGATTCGTCTACATTTACAAGTGGATTTTCTGTAGGCTCTAACGGCAGTGGTGCAGACGCAGTATTTTATTCTGCAACAAGTGGCGATAACATGACATGGGATTCATCTGAAGAATGCTTAATAATAACAGGTACTGATGGACAACAATCTTTAAAGGTTGCAGATGGTGACCTTGTTGTAGTAGATAAAATATATATTTATGACAACGATGGAGGAGAATATATATCGGGAGATGGTACTACAGCTACATTGACAGGAGCTTGGGCATCAGCTAACATGACAATAACAGGTGGTGCAATTAGCGGTATTACAGATTTAGCGGTAGCAGATGGTGGTACTGGAGCTAGTACATTAACAGATGGTGGAATACTACTAGGTAGTGGAACGGGTGCAATAACAGCTATGTCGGTACTAGGAGACGGAGTTGTTGTTGTAGGCGATAATAGTACAGACCCAACTACTATAACGGCTTTTACGGCAAGTGATGGGGTGTTAAAACATGAAGTTGGTGGTATAGAAGCAGATATCTCAGCAATTGCAAAAGGCGGTGTTCTTGTAGGAACAGGAACAGGTTCAATGGGAATTAAAGCTGTAGGAACAAACGATTATTTATTAACTGCTGACAGCTCGGCAACAGGTGGAGTAAAATGGGCTGAAAACTCAGCAGCAACAAAAGGTTTTGCTGTTGCAATGGCAGTAGCATTATAGGAGTAAAAAATGGCACAGGATTTTGAAGGCGCAGGAGTAAGAGTTACAAACTCAGAGACCGTATTACGAACAGTGAATAGCGATGATGCTATTGTAGGCATTCGTGTAGCTAATATAACAACAGCAGCTGTAACGGTTGATGTGTATGTTGAGCACAATGATGGTGGTGGTGATGATGATTATTACCTAGTCAAGGATGCACCTGTTCCTGCTGGAGGTTCGTTAGAGCTAATCGATGGTGGTTCAAAAGTAATTCTTATGAATGGAGATAGACTTTTGGCGCAATGTGGTACGGCAAACGGAATAGATGCGTGGATTTCAACTGTTGACGCAGTAAGTACATAGGAGTAATGAATGGCTTATATAGGCAATAGTCCTGTACAAGACGAAACAGTAAGCTCTGCTCAGATTATTGACGGAGCAATTGTAAATGCAGATGTAAATTCTTCAGCT